GGGATGATATCTACCCTATCATCGAAGTCTCTTGCCGCTATCGGATCATCACTTTCCATGTATGGGTACTTTTCTGGCCCAAAATCCCGCACACATTGGCTCAGAAGCCGTAATTCAGCCCTCATAGAGGCGTGTAGACGGGCCTGTATGGCACTCATAACCTTCATAGAACGCTCTAGGATGGCTAAAGTAGTACCAACAGGCGCTTCTGCGTTCATATCCGCCGCTTTTACGTCAGCGGCAGAGGCAAAACGCCGTCCTTCCTCAACTATATCGCCCAGCAACTGATACAAGACGTTGCTCGGCTCCTTATATGGTAGAAAACTTATGTTATCTTTGATCGCACCACCTGGAACATCCACATCTCGGAACTCTCCAGGCATAATCGGGGTGTCATCACCCTTGATTCTCAGCCCTCTCGCCTTTAATCCACCAGGTAAATTAGATAATGTGCCTGCATCGACAAGCTGTCGCAGCAAAGAAGTGGCTGATTTAGCCAATCCACCTATCATGTGGATCAAACCAAAGCCATAAAACCCTAATCCAGGTATATACTGGTAGTGAACGAAGTGTTCTCTCTTGATTTTCTTAGGGTCATTCTCGTACCAGTTGCGCCTGATCGATAAGATCTGCCTAGAGCCTTGATCGATAGATACCACATACGGTAACTGTATGCCTGTAGGCTCGCCTTTATCGGTATCTTCAAAGCCGATAAGGTCTAAGTTAACGTGCATCTCTAGGATTGTGTGCCTAGAGTCATACTCGTAGCTGGTATTATCTCCTGTCAGGCTGTTGTATTTCTCTTCAACCCTATCTGTGTCGGGCGATCCAGCACCCAAATCGATATCACGATAGAAGCCGGATACCTGTAACTTGCGGATATCGTTAACCGCCCTCTTCATAATGTGGGTGGTTCTTTCGCAAGTCGTTAAATCAGATGCTCCATAGCTCACTATAAAGTCTTCTGACGGCACAAACATACTACAGGGTCTTCCCATATTAGGGTCGTAGTAAACCTTCCTAAAGGCGCTCCCAGCCAGCGGTAGAGAGAATAGCATTTTCTCTGTTTCTGACCGATATTCAGTCATCTGTTCTGTCAGAAGATAATTGAGATAGTCCTGCACCCTGTGAGCCTGCTTTTCTTTTTCATCAGTAAGCTTGCCAACAATAGATGTTTTGACTGGGCCACTCGCTGGAAATAACTCCTGTATAGCCTGAGACTGAAACTTAATTACGGACTCAGATAGCAGCGGATGGAATACGCCACAAGCGCCATCCCACGGCTCTGACCTATCTTCGTTCTTGAGGCCAAGCAGATCCAATCCATCTACATAACTTCTTTCCCAGTCTGCCCTGCTTTCTTTGTCAGACTTAAAAAGACCTATTAACTCAGAAGCTATCTCGTTTAGATCAGACTCATTAACCAGCTCCGCTAGATTTGCATCATGCGGCAGCATACCCATTTCCTGCAGCAAAGAGGCATCTGGATCAAAATCCAATATTACCCCGCCATCTTCTGTTTCTATAGAAACGGATTCTGGGTTTTCTATTTGAACCTGTATCTCGTTCTCGTCTATATCATCCGAAAGCGGATTGGCTCCGAGAACTTTATCAATAGCCATTTAGCCGTTCTTCCTAAAATTCTGCGGCCTAGCTGCACCAGAGCCTCTAGCAACTGTAACGCCGCCAGCTTTCATTCCTGGGGGTCTTTCAACAACCGTAAACGCAGGGGGCTCTTTGCTTGTTCTAGTAGAACCACGCCTGCTTTGTTTTGTCCTACCCGCCTTTTTTCTTTCTTCTGCAGACAAAGATTTGGTGTCCAACTTTTTAGAAGGCTTATCCCGCTCTCTATCAAGCTTCACGCCTTTTGTTCCAGAGGTGGGCATTCCAGCCCTTGCTTCTCTTTCCTCTCTTTCTCTTATGCGCTTGAGAAAATAAGGCTCTTTGTATGAGCCAGGGCCTCCGAGGACAACGTCAGCCATTCTAGATCGTTTTTTAGCCACGCTTGCCGCCCTTCATGCCGCCCTTGGTGTTCATCATCTCTTTTTTCATAATGCGAGTCATGCCACCGTTAGCCATCATCTTAGTGCTCATGCGGATCTTGCCGCCACCGGCCATCTTGCCTTTGCCGTCTGCAGCGTAGAATGGAACCATTTCGCCATCCTTTTCAACCATACGAAGCTTGCCACCACCAGACATCATCTTGGTTTTCATCTTTCCGCCGCCCATATAGCCTTTAGTTTTCATCTTGCCGCCTCCGGCATAACCCTTAGACTTCATCTGTGTCTCCTGCATATAAGTTATCGAACACCTGGTTTACATCCAAAGTGTAGTCCAGATCTGATTTGCTGTAATGAATATGTTGTGACGGCCTGAAGTCAGGCGCACCTTCACCAGTTTCAAACCAAGCGGGGTGAGTCACCCTCACTCTGTTATTAGGTAATGCCACGATATTACCTGTCCATCTCCCTGCATCGAGAAGCTCCATCACATGACTTTGCTTGTGCTGAGCGGGATCATCTGCAATTTCTGAGTCAGTATAGTCCACTGTGAACATATACTTTGCCGGATAAAACTCGCCGTCGATCTTCGCTAACCAGGGGCAAGGGGTAGCGCGATCAAGAACATAAACAGCATGATCCCTAGAACTACAGTCCCAAGGTTGTGCCGCCCATACTCCCATAGGATCAGGCCACTCTTCAAACGGAGTATCGCCAACCAACGCTGTAATAGGCATCCTAGCCCACATCGCGCCGCCATGAATATTCGGCTCATTATCATCGTCGTAAGTTTCTGCTCCAGTAAATATAATTTGAAAGCTCAAACATCTGCAGGGTATTGCCGTTACAGCAATCGCCATCGCGTGAATAAACTCTCCATGATATTTCTGGTGGTTGTGCGTATATTCCTTACGCACCCAGCATTTAAAGTACGGTATGTTGCTTTGTAAATATGCCATTAGTAGTAATTAGCTTTTCTCGGAAAGAAAGGCTCTTCTTCTTCATCACTATTTAATTTTATAAATCCGCCCTGCCTAAACCGCAACAAAGCTTGAGTAGAGGAGTCCACAAGGTCATCGTGCTCTCCTGCCGGAAAAGCCGCGAACTCCTCTATCACTTCTTCTGCAAATCTTCTTTTTGGTGCCCAAACCATGCCTGATGCAAAAAGATCTGCGACAGCGTTAACTCGCGCTATCTTATCGTTACCTCTGGATGGGGTGTACTCTGCGACAGGTATACCCATCTGTCTTAATTCAAATATAAGCGGCACACCAGCGGCTTTAGCTTCCACTACAAATGCATCCGGCTGCCAGTCTGCCCACATCTCGTAGGCTTTCTTTTTAAGCTCTGGAAACTCCAGACGCTCTTTATGAGAATCCATTAGGATCAGATTCGCCTGCTGCATACCGTTGTCATCAGGCATATAGAATACGCCCCATGTTGTACACGCAGAGTAGTCGGATCGTTGTGTTTTTAAAAATGCCGTATCCCAAGACTGGATAATAAACTCACAGTATGGGGGATCATCGTCTTCCCACTCACGCCACCACTCCCTTTTGACCAGAGCGCCCTCTTCTGAGGTGGGGTTCTGCTGGTACTGGGCGTTCCATTTCGGCGCTGGAAGTTCGTTTTTTAATGCGTCTAGTTCGTCTTGAGGCCAGAACTCAGGCCATAATGGCTTTCCTGACGGCATAAGTGCTGGAAATTCAATGACTTCCCACTCGTCCGATCCTGTCCTCTGGGCTGATGATTTAATGATTTGCCCTGTCAGATCGCGTTTATGCCAGCGTGTCATAACAACTATGATGGCTCCACCTGGCTGAAGACGCTGCCTTGGGCCTGATGTATACCACTCATAAACTTTATCAAATACAGACGGGTCGGCGCTTTGCCCCTCTTGTTCAGAATGGGGATCATCAATAATGAGGAGATCCGCGCCTTTACCCGTAACTGCACCACCAACACCAATAGCGAAGTATTCGCCACCCTTGTTTGTGCTCCATCGTCCGGCTGCCTTAGAGTCTGACCTTAAAGAGACTTGGGAGAATATCTTTTTAAAATCATCACTATCGACAAGGTTTCTAACCTTTCTGCCGAATCCAACACTCAGCTCTGCAGTATGGGCCGTCTGTATAATCTTTTTATCTGGGAAGTTACCCAGAAACCATGCCGGTAATAAATACGATGCGAACTCTGATTTGGTATGCCTTGGCGGCATATTAACTATCAAACGCTTGAGATCGCCCCGCGCAACTCTGTCAAAGGCATCAGCCATGATCTTGTGGTGTCGGCCCTCAATAAAAGCAGGCCATGCGTGTTTCACAAAACCAATAAACGAATCCCTCGCCTTCTCTTTACTCTCTGAATCCTCAAGCTCATTAATAAGATCTAGGATCTCTTGCTGATCTGATACGGGAAGGCTAGTGATATTTTTTAAGAGAGAGGGATCTACACGGTCTTTTAAGGGCATAGTTTTCCCTAAGAAGTCTACTTAGTCTAAGAGTACACTTCTGTATACTCTAGACAACGCCTTTCAAGGCGTTTGTGTACTCTAAGACAAAGTTATCCAACTTAGCTAAGTAGTCTACTTAGTGATAACTTTAAACTAACAGTTTAGCATACTGAGGGTATTGACAAATAAAAGCAATATCTAAATCTGAAAATTTTGTAAAAAATTTTTTGACGCTATGGGACTCCTAGAGCGTTTCTGAGAATAAAAGGGTAAACGCTAAACGGTACACGTTAACTATTTTGCAAACAATAGTGATTATTTGAGCGTTTTACTATGTATATGTAATCGCACGTGCGCCTGCACACACAGGGGGGTGGGGGTCTCCCTGGGCCTGGGTTACGATTTAGGGTCTTAGTGGAGACTCTCTGGTGATTCTTCTTCGATCTCTTCTGCTCCGATCAGAGCACTCAGCTTTTCTTGGATCTCTGCAGCTACTTCACTGCTATCCCTCTCCTTAGTGGTCACCGTGACATCAGTAGTGAACAACCCCGATGCTTTCCCCAGCAGCTCAGCAGCTCTAAGCCTGTTGCTATCTGTATCGATAGTGCCAGCTAGAGCCCCTCTTAGATGCTCTGTCACCTTTTCTCTGTCAGTGACCGCTGATTGGGCTACAGCACGTTCCCTAGCCGCTATCAGAGCATCAACCCTAGACCTAACCTCAACCTTGCCCATCATTCTAGAAGCCAGTGTATGGACGCTTGCTTGCGTGGTTGAGTCTCCAACGTCGAATGCCTCTTTGTATGCCGCCGACTGACTCATACCCTGAGCGATGCAACGTGCGAAGTGGAGCTGCTTTGGAGTGAGCGGTTTTGCTTTCATAACGACTACCCGTCAAATACTTATGTATCCCCCATTCTATCTATCTGGCCGTGGCCGAAAATACACCGTTTATCGTTCACCGTTGGCTGTTGACCGTTGACCGTTTATCAATTAAGCTCAAAATAAAAACGACACAAACTTGATACTGGATAAACATACAGCATGACAAACGACACACTACAAACGATTTCAACTAACCAAGACGGCTCTGGTGCATCCGGCTTGGCTTCCCTTAGCGCACCATCACTTGGAGAAACAACAGTGGATAATTCACTCACAATACAGGCTGGCGTAGTCAGCAAACTTGGCTTGGATCTACCCGAACTCGTAGCGAAGGGTAAAACCAAGGTAAAGCAAACCAACCGTGCATTCAGAATCTGGATCGAAGGCACCAAGCTCGTGAAGGCTGGCTTTGACTCCTCTGTCGCATACACCATCGATTACGATGTAGAGGGCGGCACCATCTTCTTAATCATAGACCCCAAGGGTGAGCGCAAGGTCACCGCATCCAGACCCATCATCGATCTCCACGATCAGAAAGTCGGTGAGGTATTCAATGCTGGAGATCAGATCGAGGTTCAGTACTTCGACAACGGCGTAATCAGATTTAGGAGAGCGATCTAATGACGATTACCTACACCATTTGGTTCGCAGACGGGCAGGGCCGTCAAGAGCTGCTCACAGAGTCCGAAATGAGAAAGGCGGCTGAGCGTTTCGATTTCGACGCTAACAGCGTGATATCTGAGGGATCTACCGTAATGACCGAAGACCAAGGCGAGACCGTAGTCGGCGGCTGCTTCAAGGTAACCGACTAATGATCAATCTTTTAACCAACAGCCGAAACGCGCTTGAGGGGCGCGTCATTCTGGGGATTATCTCCCAGAGTCTGACGAGGCAGATTCCCGTATCACTTGGAGTTAAATATGCCATTTAACATTTCGACAGTATCACCGGCCGAAGCCGGAACAATCGTGGAGTGCTGCATTCCACACACCAAAAAACCTTTCTTCCTGTGGGGAGCCTACGGCGTGGGTAAGTCTTCTATTGTCCGATCAATAGTCGCAAGCCTCTCTGAGCAGAACGGTGAGCAGTTCGGATTCATAGATATCCGACTGTCCCAGTTCGACGCAGTAGACACTCGTGGTATTCCCACTGAAGACGACGGCAAAACGAAGTGGCTGTTGCCCGATGTATGGCCTGACGTTGAGCGTGACGGTAAGCGTGGGATCTTATTCCTAGACGAGCTGCTACACGCGACACCCAGTGTCCAGAGCGCGGCCTATCAGCTTACCAATGACCGCATCTTGGGAGACTATGTTCTCCCTGACGGTTGGACGGTTATTGCTGCAAGCAACAGGCCCGAAGACAACGCCGGTGTACACGGGCGTACTGACGCTGCGTTAGCCAACCGATTTGCTACTCACTTGAATATTACGCCTAGCGTTGACGAGTGGATCGAGTGGGCCAAAGCGGCTGACGTTAACCCCTATGTAATAGCCTTTATTAGCTGGCGCGGAGCCCCAACAGCAGAAACCCAGGGCTTACTCCACGAGTACCCAAATGGCGGTGCTCCGAAGGGTCACATTGCTATCGCTACTCCCAGATCGTGGGAGAACGCGAGTGCGATTCTTAACGCTGGGTTGCCGGTCAATCTGGAACAGGCTGCTCTTGAAGGCTGCGTGGGACAGGGTGCGGCTGCAGAGTTGTCTGCTTTCATCAGGGTGATCAGAGAGTTGCCCCCTTTCGAGGAGATTCTCAGCAACCCTGACTCTGTCCCTGCTCCGACTGACCTTAGCGTTCGATACGCCATCGTTGCCCAACTTGCGGCAAAAGTTGATCACTCAACTGTTAACAACGCTGTTAGCTGGATCTCAGGGGTAGACAACGAACTAGTCGCGGTTTTCTTTCAGCTTGCTGACGCAGGACTGAAGAGCAGCCAAGCCTATATCGACTACAAAGTCGCCAACCAACACACTGCAATCTAAGGGGGTATCATGGATAAATTACACCACAACGCAGTATTAGTAAGTGTCCACTGCACCAAGTGGACTCACCAGATAGCCGACGAGGACGCATCTAATAAACTCGCTGACCTCGTGGGCGGCGAAGCTGGATCGTTCAGAGCTTCTAAGGATATCGGCAAACATCCTGTCGTTAAGGCACTGGACAAGCTGATCGGGCAAGTGGGAAACCAGATTGTCCGAAAGCTGACTCTGCCGTGGAACGAATCTCAGAGATTCCTAGTGGTAGATCTGCTCGACAAGTTCGAGGCTGCTCTAGCCGCAAAGGTAGACCTGATGGACGAGTACAAGCGTGAGCTTCGACAGGTATGGCCCCAGATAATTGATGACGCTAAGCGCAGGCTGGGCGATCAGTTCGACGAGCGCCTGTACCCTGATGTTGAAGAGGTGATCGAAAAGTATTCGATCACATACGAGTTGGGCGTTCTGCCTAATTTGTCGGATGCAAGGCTCAGTCTGGGCGCTGACAAGCTGGAACAGGTTAAGGATCAGGTGCGAAAAGCCACTGAGGAAAAGGTGCAGGGGATCACTAAAGCTGCCCATGACCGTGTGCTGAACGTGCTCACCACTCTGATCGACGGCTTGGAGCGGCACGGTAAGAAGGCTGACGGTGCGAAACGTGCCAGTAAGTTCTCTGACAATACCGTAGGCGAGGTGACGGCTCTGGCTGAGATCTTGCCTTCACTTAACGTGACAGGTGACCCAGCTCTTGTTAAGGCATCCAACGCTATTCTTTCCAAGCTCAGAGATCTTGATCCCGAAGAGCTTAGGAAGGATTCAACTAAACGTGAACAGGCTGCTAGTCAGGCTAAGGACATCCGCAAGGATCTTTCTGATGCTCTGTCAGCTTTCGAGTAAGGGGGGGTTATGACTGTATCAGAACAAAAATTTATCGAGGCTGAGCGCCTTGTGGCAAGGGCCAAGAGCAGGATGGTCAGGGAGCACCCCTTCTATGCGTCACTGCTCTTTAGGCTTGAGATCAAGCCCTCGCTTGAGGTAGACACTATGGCTACCGATGGCAAGAGCATCATCTACAATCCTGTGTGGGTATGCACTCTGACAGTTGCGGAAGTGGCTGGGGTTCTCGCTCACGAGGTAGCCCATGTTGCCTACTGCCATCACCTCAGAAAAAATGGACGCGATCACAAATGGTGGAACGCCGCTTGCGACTACGCGATCAATGGCGGCCTTATAAGTGCAGGGTTCGTGCTCCCAGAGGGCGGCCTCTATGATAAGGCTTACGTTGGAAAGTCCAGTGAGTGGATCTATGCCCAGATATTCCCTAAGCCCGAAGAGCAAGAGTCTAACTCTGAGGACGGCGCTGGCGGTGATCAGGATCAGGATCAGGATCAGGACATTGAGGGTAACCCAGGCGCTGGCTCTGGGGACTCTGAAGGTGGCGAACCCACGCAGGGTGACCAAGGTCAATCTGCCGCACCTGAGTGCGAGTGGGGCGAGGTGCTCGACGGCGTAGACGACGATGGCAAAGCACTCGACGAGGCAACCAAGGCTGAAGAGGAGCGCAAGGTGCGTGAGGCTGTAGCTGAAGCGGTACACCGTGAGAAGAAGATCAACGCTGGCTCCGCTGGCGAAGGTTGGTTGCGCGATGTAGAGAAGTCACTGCAAGCCTCAGAGATACCTTGGTATCAGATAATTACTGAACACTTAATAGATAACCGTGTGACTGATCAGAGCTACGCGAGGATCAACAGGCGGTTACTCAGTCGAGGCTTGAAGCTGCCCTCAGATGTACGCACTCCCAACGGTGAGCTGGTATTGGCTATCGATACATCATGCTCACTGACTGACGACGAGCTATCCGACATCGAGGTACACGTTAACGAGATCGTCGAGGTGATCGAGCCTAACACTGTCCACGTTGTCTACTGCGATACGACAGTTAAGCATAGTGACACCTTCGACAGGGGTGACTATGTAAAGCTGAAGTTTCACGGCGGCGGCGGTACACGGTTCAATCCCCCCTTCAATTGGGTAGTACATAACGACATCGAACCCGATGCTCTTATCTACTTTACTGATGGCGGCGGTTACGT